TCATCGGGGCAAACTCTCCTCGTAAACCATATAAGGCCCAACACACGCCATATAAACAAACCTTCTTGAAAGAGGGGCTACCCAATCTTGAGACAAACTCCTTTCTACAGGAGTAAGCACCGGGATATACAAAGCGTATTTTTCCCCGTCAACCTCCCTAACAGTAATATCCCCTGTCTTCCCAATCAGTAATGCCTTTTTCATGTTCTCCTTTCTAATGACCGTCGAGTGGCGGCTGTCCAACACCGCCGACACCCACGCCTAAGCTTGCCGTCCGGATACTTTCGCCAGAAATCGTAAGGATGCCCTTTGGGGCAATGGGTTTTTTCTGCATTACTACTTCTGGCCCGCGCCATGTTGATTTGATGCGTCACTAGCTCAAGGTGGTCCGGATTAAAACAAGCTTGATTGGAGCATCGATGATCTAGCTCTAAGCCGTCCGGCACAGGCCCACGCCACGCATGGTAAGAAGCCCTATGCACCATCCAAGTCCTACCTGCAATTCTAATTCCCCCATACTCCGCTGCTTTATGCCGCTTAGATCCGGTCCAAAGCCAACACCGTGTTGGCTCCGGACCCTGCACCACTTCCCGTCTCGCCAGCAGTCGGCGCTTAACGTCTTCGAAAGATCGAGTCAATGTAGTCCTTTAGCCGCTTAAAGGTTTCTTCTAAAACGTACACGTCCGCTTCACAGTGCTCCACAATATAATCGAGATCCGCCTTGCTACCGTGGGACGCTCGCTGCCACACTTGAGGATCGAGCTTTGTTTTTTGATGGACCAACCCCAAAGCCGTTGCAACGGTATCCAGCCGATTCGAGTGAAGGCGCAACTTCTTTTTGACAATGGGAAGAAGGTCAATCGAATGTACGAGCGGAGCACGTCTCTCACCATGAATCGCAAGTCGAGTGTCGATAAAGGGCAAGTCGAATTGATCGCCGTTGTAATGCACAAGCACGTCGAACTTAGCAATCTGTTCTTTAATCGCTAGGACAAGCGCCTTGTCGTTACACAGTTCTTTTTTATACCCCTTGTAGTCATCGATTCTGAGGGTAATCATGTCAGCGCTTACCATCGGCTTAATGCAAGCGCAAAGTACATGCCCGAAGTCCGCCCCTAGGCCGGTTGTCTCGATATCGAGGAAACCCACGGACCAAACACCCAAGGTATCCGCCAAAGCCTTTTGATCTTTGATAGCCTCTTCACGGTCCGCTTTTGGGTCATGTAAAGGGTTTTCGTGAAGTTGGTCGTTGCGGACCCTCTTCGACGTTATCCTTTCAAATCTTAATGGTAGCTTAGTTTTCACTATTACTCCTTCTCTCCCCTTCTTTGTTCCAACACACTCTCAAGTTGCGCCCGCCAACAGTTTAAGGCTATAAGCCTTTCCTCCTTATCTTTGTCCCCCTTGTGCGGGGGAAAGTTAAGCTGTTCGTGCATGTGATTCGAGAAGGCCCGAAGCACAGTGACGATATCCCGCGCCACGTTAGGCGGCGCGTCGGGAAGCTTTACTCTTCGTTCTGACTTTGGTTTCTTTGAGTGTTTTTTTGTCATGGCACTTTCCACAGATTATCTGAAACCCGCCCACCTGACAGAACATCCGAGTCACATACTCTTCCCACCCCTGCCAACCTTTCTTAGGGTCCACAACTGGCTCAATATGATCGATGGACACGCCCTTACGAGAAAATCCGAGCTTACAATGAGCGCAGCGGTAAAAGTTTCGCACACGAAGCGTCACTGTCTCGCCCGGATTTCGGCTAAACTCGGGCTTGGAAATCTGCGCATTCGTTAACGCTTGCAACCGAGGAGGCCAGCGGTAAGACGCTTTCCGAAGCGTCCAGGTCAACCACGTTTTGAAATTGATTTCCTTCATCTTACCACCACCCCTCAAACCAAGTACGTTTAGTGTTTTTAGCCTTTACGTCTTTCCATCCATATTCATATGCCTTTTCACGAATCACTTTAAGCCTCTTAAACATAGCTAAGCGCATGTCTTCCGCAAGGAAAGCCGCATACTCGTCAGAGGTGGCATTCCAACTAAACGTCCAAACCCGCATTCCCATCCCAGGCACTTCAAGGTCAACCGTAATTTCAACCGTTTTACCGGACCGTTTAAAGTTAATCATTTTCCAACCTCCTCAAACCAAAACACTCGTTTGTCATCACGTTCAAGGTTCGTGATATGTCCCTTATCTCGCCCGTGACGATTTTTCATTATGTGAAACTGAACAAGCTCGTTGTCGTCGGGATCTTCAAGAAGCTGCACACACATTGTTCCCGCGTACTCGATATCACCGGACCCCTTGTAACCACTCAAGTTCGCCTCTCCGTATTCCGACCGTGCCTTCTCACTAACCAGTAGGATAGCGAACCCCTTTTGAGCGATACCCTTAAACCGTTTGAGCCAATCATCCAAAGACTGTTTGCTATACTTAATGCTTGTCGGTAGCGTCTGCACGCTGTCCAGCACGAGTAATGCCGGGGGCTTCAGGAAAGCTAGATCGCTTTCCAGCGAAACGATAGACGGACGAAAGTAAAACTGGTTAGTGCTTCGCTTAAAATCTTTGACATTGTTTCGAAATATCTGTCGTGCTCGGTCGAGGACATAGGCTTCGCCAGTGCCGTCAAGATCGTAATACGCAACGGGGTGGTTCTTCGCAACGTCGAGCGCGATTTGAAATGAAAGGGTAGACTTGCCAAGGCCAGGCTCTCCCCCGATAACCCATATACCAAACAGCCCGTTAGTAATTTCTGAAATCTTCTTGAGACTACCGAGGGAGAAGCCTTTAGGAGGCACGGGAAACTTATCAACGACTTGGCTTGAGAATGATTTAATGGGATCGCCACTGCCCACCCCTTTATCGATCAAACGTCCGAGATCAGAAAGTCTAAGGTCCCCTGTTGCGAGTTGCGAACCAGCTTCGTTAAGCAAAGATACGAGTAGCGACTTTTCGCGGGCAGATCGAAGAATAGTTCGTACCTCAGCGCCGGGATCAGTCGAGCTAATATCCGCAAGGTAACGCGTAACAGAGCCCTTCGGAATACCCAACAAAGACGAAGCCGCAAGTTGGATAGATTCAACCTTAAGTGGCGGGGGGACGCGCTTTTTAAATAGATGATTGATTGCAAGGTAAACCGCCTTTGCTTTTTTGCTGAACTCCTCGGGGTCCAAGTCTTCGATTGGGATTACTCCCAACCGAGCGGCTTGAAGCAAGTTTTGTTCAAGTTCTTCGGCAAGCCTTATCTTTTTCATGCCCGCCCTTCTTGTAGGTTCTTTCGCTTGGGGTCCATAAGCCAAGGCTTACACTTCGCGAACCACACACAATCCTTACAGAGCCATATGGGGCAAAGTGGAAGCTTACCACACTTCTTTGTCTTCACAGCCTCAGTGAGACTCTTCGCTGTTGAAAAGAGCCACGTTAAATGCTTTTTACGCTCCTTTGCGTCCATGAGAATCTTATAGCACCGAAGCTGCGGGCGAGTTTTCCAACTCTCCTTAACCTCATCCTTAACTGCATTCAAAAACAGCACAAGCAGTGCTCCCCGGTCTTGCTTCATGAGTGACTGATAGCTATTCTCCTGCTTAAGATAGCCATCATAAACATCGATAGGTTCGCGGACATCCGCCGTAATCTTCCTTGCCCTGCTAGTCTTAATTTCAAGAGTAAAGTTCTTCATCCGCATATCCGGTGAAAAAAAGATACCGTGCTTTTCAAACTCACCTGCATCGCTACGGTTGTTCTTCTCGTACTTCCCAAGGCACGCCTCAAGAATGTTATGGTGGCCGTGGCCCGCAACGAAATATAAAGCCTCTTCATCGGTCATAGGCTTGGGGTCCAGCTTCCGCCAGAAGGTTTTACGAGCATAGAGCAAATCGGACACATGCCACCCCTTGTCCGATCTTGGCCGTGATTCAAGGTGAGCTTTGATTTTCTTCAAAGCCCACGCTTCCATTTTTTTTGACCGTGTGACCCGCATGCTCTACTCTTCTTCCAATCCCAACTCTACCGGGGTGACATTGGGAATGAAAATTAAGGTGCCACCCTCTCCGTCCTCTTCTTGAACTATACCGGCCACAGTGCCCCAATAATGATTCTTTTTCATAGCGGCCACTATTGGCAGAAGCGAAACGGCTTCGTAATTATTTGATAAATCAGCAGCAGCAGACGATAACGACGCGGGGGTAGGGGCCTTCTTCTCCTTCTTCGCGGACTCCGCTTCGTTGTCGTCGGCCTCCTCCTCTTTCAAAAACTCCACCGACACGTCCGGCACATACACCACACACCCCCCGTCGCTAGTGTCGCAGGCGTGTCCATACATGTTTCGCAAACCACGAAGATTCTCAATCTCGGTTCCCTCTTTCTCGATATTGTCTAGGGTCACTTCTTTTTTAGAAAGTAGTCGTCTCTTCATATTCCCATCTCCTTTTTTTGCAAATAAATTTAACCAGACACACCGGAGCCCCTTCGAACCACCGAAGAACAGGGGCCGCCTCAACAACAAACCCCCGTTCAACAGATAGTCCGGCACAAAAATGAGGGGCCGTGATTCTAATCGTCAAATCCCCAATCGTCTTTTTTCTTGCCTTTCCCTTTACTAGCCGCTTTCCCTTTGCTGCCACGACGGGGCTTTTCGTCCTCGTCCTCTTCGTCTTCGTCTTCTTTTTTACTGCGACGACTGCGGGAAGGCTTTTCCTCTTCCTCTTCCTCATCATCATCATCATCGCCCTCTTCGTCTTCCTCATCCTGACGTTTGCCGAATTTCTTGCTACCCTTGAACAGCGCCACGGACACGTCGCTGCCCTTGTCGCAAGCCTTGTTTAGAAACTCAACCAGTTGCTCCAGGTATTCACCCTTGAGTGAGCCCCCGGCCTCCGGACCTGTATCGCGGGGCCACAGTCCGACCGAAGGACCCTTAACGTATTTACCTTCCCGGACCTTGGCCGAAAATGCGATGAACATTGACGGCCTACTACTTCCTCTAGGCATCTTGCTTATCTCCCTTCTTGATCTTATGCGGGTGTAAGGCCCCCGCGACAATCTTCCTTACAGTTACCCACGCCTCAGGCTTATACTGTTCGTATTGCTTCATGATATACTGTATATCTTGCAACGCGAGGGTATAAGCTTCCAGTCTATTATCCATTCCCACACCAATCCTTTCGAACCTTAACGTCAACCTTAAGCTTAAGATCAAATCCAGGCACAAGCTTTTTGAGTGACCGCACGTTCTCCATGCAATCTACCAATATTTCCAAGTCTCTTTTCCCGCTTTTTGGGTGTAGATCCAAATCAAGCTCATCGTGTACCTCGTTAAAAACAGGAGAACAAGGAGGGTCCCAAGGCGTATTGGAAAGAGCCCGATGCCAGTCAAGATAACTAAGATTATGCTCACGTAATAATGCAGCTTCATAATCAATTACCGCACCCCCTGTAACGTCCGACGCAAAGCTTTGAATAGGTTGATTGACCGCAGCGTTTCGAATATGCCAGAACCCTTCGCTGTCCGGCCCGTGGTGGGACAAATGACGTATCCTTCCGCTAGGAGAAACGACCTGTTGCGTGTCAGTGACTTCTGTAATTCTGTCTCTGATATACCTTCGCAGACCCGAAAACATCGCAAGGTAGCGTTTACGGACCCTTTTCGTTTCCGCGCAATGCTCATTCCAATCCTCCGATAACCGCAGTCCGGCCTTGTTCCACAAATCAAGAGCGAGCTTATACCACCCCATGTTATAGTCTAAGCCTAACACTAAGCTCTTAGTGCCCTTATATAAGGGAGTCCCTTCCTTAACATCCTGCCCCCAAAACTCCTTAGCCACCCCGATATAACCAGACCCATTAAGAAAATAGTCAAGCAGCTTTTCATCACCGGCTCTCCAACCCATGAGCACCACTTCAAGTCTTGTGAAGTCGCAAATAGCAATTTTCCCGTTCTTCCATCGTGAAACGACAACTTTACGCGCAGCAGGAGGCCAGTTCTGAGAATTTCGACTTTCAGGGTCGCCCTCCTCACCGCCACCTGACGCCCGTCTGCCAGTTCGAGCACGTAAAGAGTATATCCAGAAGTGCAGCAAGCCAAGATTGGGACTTCCCGGTATGTTTTGAATAAGCTCTCCGACCGATTTCTTACGGCCTTCCATTTCTGAACCATACCAAGTCGATGCAAGCTTATCGACTTTGTTAAATTCAAGAAGATATTTGATAAAAACATGATTGCCTTCACAGTCCGCTATGATCTTTTGGAGAGTTGCTTTATTAACTTGAGGAAGCCCGCCCTTTTCAGTTTTCGACAATACGGGATAGTGAAGCTTCTTATAGAGAATTTCCCGCAGATGGTCATCCTTAGTGGGGACAAACTCGGACACTCCTTTAGAATGAGCATAGCGGGTTATCTTTTGTCGGAGTCGCTCGGCTTCTTGTTTCCAGCCCCGTCCGAGCTTGTGAAAAAGACGAAGGTTAATTGCTGCCCCTGCAAGGCCGACGCGGTGCAGGGACATTGCGATAGAGGCCGTGAACGAGTACAACTCTTTGTCGATTTGTGGGGCGAATCGTTCACAAAGGATTCGGGTAGCCCAAGCGTCGAGTCTACAACGCTCTGTCCTTTGATCCGGCGTCCAATCAGCCGCGTTATTAGTTTTTTTAAGAAGCGCTTCTGTCTCAGACTTCCACTCCGAAAAGTTACACTCGGATAAGAGGAGGGACTGTAGATTGTATCCACCACGCCCCCGGTTTTCATCCACCATTCGAGCAAGGAGAAAAGAATCGTAAACATCCTTTCCTCGTAACCACTTTTCCAAGCAGAGTTTGTTTTTGACAAGGTAATCAAGGTCTCCCTCCACAGAATGCCCGCAGATTACTTGCGCCGACTTGAGGATTTTCTTGGCTTCTGCTTGCCACTTTCCACTTGTCTCAATAGCTCTTGATTGATTTGCGTCTGCAAAGCCGACTGTAAGTAACTCACCCGTCGCTGAATACTCAGTGTCAAATCCCAACACTGTTGAATTTCCACTAGGCGAACCGGCAACGGGACTGCGCAATTGACGCGTTGTAAATCGTCCGAGATCCTCAATAATTCTCTTCTCAAATTCATACCCCCCTTTCAGTACCGACGCGGGGTCATAAGTGGCGTAGACTTTCAAACCGTCTCCAGAGCCCGGAGTAGTCGAATCATGGCCGTCATGATTGCCCTCTGGTTGTCCATCATAATTTCGACTTCATATCCACAGCGGCCCTCTACGAGAAACTGTTCAGTTAGTTCTGCTTGTGCGATTAGCTTCGCGATGATATCCGTGTTACTCATCGGCTACCTTCTTCATGGGGACCGTACCTCCCATCGGCATGTTGATGCGATACCGCGTCAATGAGTTGACTTGCGAAATGAAGGGCTTCCCAACTGTCGAACAAAAATTGCTCATCCCTGATCTTAACTAAATAACTACGGCCCTTAATACCCCCCTTCGCAGGAACAATCATAACCGTAACCGAAGTCTCCCTATTACTCATAGACCCTCCACTTTCAATTGCTTTCCCCGGTTCCTTGTGATGTTTATAGACCCGTCATTCTTGATCGCCCGGAAAGCTGTTGCGCCCGCAGCTAATACAAATTTAGGATTAAGCTTAGCTAGAACGGTCAGCAAAAACGGCCTGCAAGCGCGGACCTGATTCATGTTCGCGGCCTTTGGTCCGCTGCAACGCACAGAGCTAAAGCAAGCAACGTCGCTATCCGTATATCCCACGCTCCGCCAGAGCTTACGAAGAAGTGAAAAAGCTCGTCCAGTAAGGTTTCCATTGTCTCCAACAATCAGCAGCTTTCCAGTCCAATCCTCGGGGACCTGCGGACGACTAGGCTCACCCGTATACAGCCCGCACTCCTGACATGCCCAACGCTCGGACCCTGCATTAGATAGCGGTTCCTTCGTCAAACTGATTTTCTTGAGACTGGGTTTCTTGACCGTTTTGGAAGCCTTCTTCGTAGCCTTCATCTTTCCCCCCGATCCAACCGTCATCGTGGCCTTCCCAATATGCCTCATCCAAGTACATTTTAAATTGAGCTTTAGTCATTATCACGAAGCCCAACCAATTTAATAGTCTCATCCTAATATCTCCTCTCTTTGTCGGGGGCTCATGTCCGCGAAGTCTTTCTCCGAAGGAATGATAACCCGCGCCTTGATTCCCCGCGTCCCAAGATAGCCAAGGACATAGCCCCCCATTTCGGGGTGGTCCATGTCCGGTAAGATCGCGACTTCTTGCACACTGTCACAGATAGAAGCGGTGTAAGCTAACACACCGTCCGGGGGCTCATTACCCATTAAGGCTATACCGATCCACTCCAAACCCGCAGCGGCAAGAGCATCCATAGGGCCTTCGAATATAGCGGCCCCTCCTGTCCCACTCTTATCACGAGCGCCGTCCTCAGCCGGATAAACCAACACGATACTGTCAGCCCTTGAAGCAGCGGGGGACTTATACCTAATCTTATGGTCGTCCATTGCCCGCGCCTGATAGTAAGCTAGGCCATGCGGATTAACGCCAGGAATAACAATACGTGGGCTACGATCCACAGCAGTAGTAGGATACCAACCATTAACACGTGCGACATGATAAGATAGCCTCCTGGCTTCAAGGTACTCGTGCATCATCTGACAATAATCGTAATTGGGCTTTGGCATAGGGGGCCGGGGTCCGGCATGCCGTTCTTTCTTCTCCGCCCTGTCGTGCTCGTAATAGTTGCTCATGCTAGGTCCGACAATCTAAGCTTTCCGATTATCCACGCCAGCAGTCCGACCAAAAACGTAATTGCCCCCCACCTGAACCATTCGAATTGACAAAGATAAATAATTGCATGGGGGAGTAGAAAGCAACCACCAAGCACTAAAAGTCCGATACCTAGCTCTTTCATTATTTTACCTTCTTCACTCTAACCTTACAGGTCTCGCAATGCCACCCCATAAGGGCCGACCCGCGCATACCAGAGACAAGGACGGGGTAGACTTCGTGCCCGCACTCCCCGAAATACTTCCGCTTGATCTTCTCAGCGGCTCGTGCCGTTACGTCAGTCTTACTTGCCACGAAGCACCAACTTCCCATCAATGCAGTAATCCTTAAGGCTCTCCCTTAAGGCCGGAAGGGCAATCTTAGTTAGCCAATCCTGCCAATGCGACTTACTCCGCTTTGTAAGCTTAGCTGCCAATTCGATAGCCATACCTTTTACTAGGACATTAAGGAGAAATTTCTGTTGAGGCTTATTGAATTGGAGCAAGGCCCGCCACACGTCAGCCTTAAACTCCATCGGAAAGTCATCGATTCGCAAAGCAACCGGCCCGTTGTAAGCCTTATCCGAGAAGTGAAGCATTGCGTCAAACTCCTCGTCTTTCAGCCCGGACAAGACCGCCTGCCGATCACGGGTGACGAAATTCCTAAGCTCAATTGGTGGTTGATAAACCGCCTGCATTTTCTTTTTCTGCCGCCTTTCGATTCGGTCAAAATCCATGTCCACACCCTCTAATATATGTATGCCAAGTGCCGGGTTTTGACCATCAAACGACGTTTGTGCCTTGCAATTTAGCCCTATTTCCATATACTTACCCCCTTTAGTTAAAGTTATAAGCTTATACCCAACAAACACCGTTTTAGTGTAGGGTTACAGCATCGTCAGCCACGCACCTTACAAGCAAATAGTCTCGCACCTTCGCCAGCAAACCTAAGTGAAAATCGATCATATCGCAGAGTGTTTCTAAAGAATGCAACGCACCGCACACAATCCGCCGTCGGGCTTCCTCGATCAATGCTTCTGTTTTGTGTTGAAGAGATTTCACATACTCAACGAGCGCGGTATAGTTTTCCATGTTCTCCGTTTTGCCTTTCCGGTATTGTTGTTAATATCTCCGCCGCCTCTCCAAGATTCCATTCTCCGATTTCTCATTTCGGTTTAGTTCTGTCCGCCAGTTCCACACCACGCGGCACTTTTGTTTTGTTTACTTCTTATCGCGGATCATTCGAAATTCGCGAATCGACTGAAACCCGGAGCCCGTCAATTCCATCTTGAGTAGCCCAATCAGCCACGCGATAGAGGCGAGTTGGTCCAGCTTCTCGATTAGCTCCGTCGAACCATCGTTATAGATAACCAAGATCGTGTAAGTGTCAGTTTCCATTTTTTTACTTTCCTTCCTTTGGAAATTTTGTGTATTGTGACTTTCCGTCTAAGCGCAGGTCCGCCATTGGAACATTCAACCGACGAGCTACATCGTCCAAGCTTTTAGCCGTCAGCGGGTTTCTCTGTCTCCAATATTCACGGTCCCCGTCCCATTCTCGCGTTGACACAAGAAACAAGTATCTTTCCATTAGTGCTTCTCCTTTCCATTAGACCCGTCATGGATTTCTAACACTGCGCCGTCTCCCTTAATACGCTCGAAAAACTCTTCTGCTTGAGTGCGGCTCATGAACGGTGACATCACCGCCCTACGGGAGCCCGCCTTGCACACCCTTAAGTGACCGACGGGGTTACTCTTCCACTCCGCCGTGTACTTCTCACCATCCAACCCTATATATAAAAGCTTCATTTCATCCTTTCGATAAAGATGCACACAATTGTGAACCGAAGTGTACAACTATTTCTTAACGCCCTGCCGAATTTCTGTAAGAATAAAAAGAACTTAGAAGTGTACGCTAGACTGGAAATCGTGTGTTCTTCTTGCGAAGAACCGGGGGTTCGAATCCCCCCCTCTCCGCCATTCCCCACATTTTCAATAGTTTGGGATGCAGTAGGGGATACACGACTACTCCGCTGTAGCTTCATGAGTGATTGGCGTATGTCTTCTTGATTGACAATTCCATATCTCAAATCCATGTCCGGGGTTTTGTGTCCGATAATTAGCATTCGCTCCGCTTGATCTACCCCCGCGTTTCGAAAGTTGCGGCTTGCTGTTCTCCGCGTATCATGAAAGTAGCGTCTGACGTTTGCTTCATTGCAAGCTCGACGCCAATGCTTATTGAACGTGGTACGGTTTAAGGGCTTGCCTTCGTAGTGGAAGATGAAGGGACCTTGCTGCGCCTGACGTTGCTCCTCTATAATCTCCCCAAGCTCACCGAAGAGGGGAAGCACTCGCCCGTCGCCATTCTTACTATCGAATATTTGTATAGTCGGGGGGTCCGCTAGATAGTTCTCTGCCCAAGTTAGCTTGAACAACTCGCCTTCACGCCACCCGCAGATATACGAGAAGCGGAAACACTGACGTTGATAGGGGAGAAGGCGGGGGAGAAGGGCCGCATAGTCTGAACGTTCGAAGAAACCCTTCCGTCGGTTCTTTTTGCCCACGCTATATTTGACAACCTGCGGACGGCTACGAATTAGTCCTTGACGCATACCCAACGAGTAAGCCCGTGAGAGTGCGGCAAGCTCTAGGTTGATCGTCTGAAGTGAAGCCCCTTCCTTCCGACGCTCCGTCTTGTACTGTTCTATGTCGTGTGACTTGACACGCTCTGCCGATCGATCCGCGAGGGGCTTTAGGTGCTTGATGTTCACGATCAGAGTCGCGAGACTCTTTTGCTCATGCTCAATGTAGTCCCCAATGACTAGCTGCAACAGCACACCTACTTTGACTTCCGTGCGTCTCATCATGGCATCAGACATAAGCACCCCCGATACCAACAGACCGGAGAAAAATATCCGCTAGTCGCGCCTTGACTTGTTCAGAAGTGCACGGACTGCAATCGCTACAACTGGCGGTATTTTGACTTGACCAAGCTCCCACCGTCCCACCGTCCGCCGATCTACTCCTAGTTTTTGAGCAAGCTTTTCTTGAGATAACTTCGCTTTTTTCCGAAGGGTTTTTAAAGTTCCTGGTTGCATGATGTATTGACAATGCCCTACCGAAAAAAAATAGCAAGGCACACAATGTACCCCCTCTATTGTGCTTTGGTACAAATAGTGCCATGTTAGTCGAACTATGGAAACCACAACAGAAAAGAATTTTCGGTGTCAAGATTGTCGTCCTGTCAAAGAGCCTGTCAAAATCGAAATAACCACTAAAAACGGCGAAGTTGTGCAGGTCGCTCATGTTCATGTAGACAATGACTGTCATCTTGTTCACGTCAAATTATTCAGCAACACTAACTGACAACCCTTCCGTGTGCACTAGAACGGCGTCCGGCTCTTTCGGATAAAGGGCCGGACGTTCCCTTGTGTAACCAACGCCCGCCGTGTACTGCAACCCCATCTCACCCGCAGCAGTTAGTTTCTTCAAGAGGGAGTGAATGTAGGCATATAACGAAGAGTGCTTACCTTTAACTCCCTTCCTTCCTAGGTCTTCAATCATTGGCCCTACCACGATCTTTTCGCCATAGGGATACTCCGCGATATAGGCGCGAACTTTATCGCTAAGACCCCTGTTAATCGATTGCGATTGCTCAAACTTCGGTCGCGACTTCTCGAACGCCAGCACGGAAGGCCGTCCCCCTTCTAGCAACGCGGGCACTTTTGCTAAAGCGCCGATTGCTTCCTCGATTTCTCGCACTTCACCCTCAAGTTGATGCTTCTTGGCAAGAAGCTGATTCAGTGCGTTTTCAATATGATCTTTCTGACTTGCCATAAACCATTCCTCCTTTAACTCGTCAAAGCAACCCCTTAAAAATCCATGCTACGAACCCTGCATAACCCCGAACCGCAACGATAATTGCAAGAAGCGCGATAGGTATCAACAGCACAACAAAAACAGCAACACACACCGGTAGAAATTTATTCATCGTCCCCCCTTTAATAGCATAGTTATTCAGGCAAACACAAACGCCTTACGGTTTCGTGATTCAACCGTCCCTTGTACCCTTCCGCCCTAAGCTTCCTCACCACGGCTCGATAACTAAGCCCCTCCTGGCGCAAGGTACGCGCCTGACTAATGATGCCTTGCTCCGTAGGGTCCGCCACCATGAGCCCCCCCGCGTAACGATATCCGAAGGGCTCTAACCACGTGTACCTCTTACCCTGCCAACGTAACCCCTGCAACGCGTCGCTTGTCTTCTCGCCTATGACTAGCGCGTAATACTCATCCATGACCCCTCGCACTCCGACCATAAGCCGGTCAAGGGCTTTATCTCCAATCAGTCCGCTGCTTGACTCATGGATTTGAATGCCTCTGGATTGATATGACTTCAGAGCGTCCAACAAACCCCCTGCATCCCTCGCAAGCCGATCTAGGTTATAGACGACCAATGCATCAGCACCGAACCGCAAGAGAGCCCCGTCGATATCAACGAAGCGTTTCCGCTTTGTCCCTGAGATACCATCATGGCGGAGCACTTCGGCGAGTGTCCAGCCTTTAGACGCGCAATAGTCCGCTATGCGCTGCGCTTGCTCCTCAAGAGAGACCGTCTTAGCTTCGCTCTTTTTGCTGCGCCTTATATATCCGAGTGCAATCATTTCTTAATCCTTTGCAAAATTGTAATCACCTTGCGTAGGGTAAGCCGTCGGTGCAAAGAAGTCTATAAGCTTTTCCGCTTCTCGTTTCGTCGTGAAAGGCAGAAGCACAGCGCCGTCAGCACGTACTATACGCCAACCTTTAAGGTTAAGCAAACTGTTTTCAACCGGTTCAATTCTATAGTTCATTTCCGTTTCCTTCCAAACTGTTTTTCAGTGAAACGCGTTGATTCTATGAACCCCACGGAAAGGTCTGCCATGCCTGGGATAGGCACCCGGCCATTCTCCCATCGGAGCACAGTATGATAGGTTACTCCTAGGAGGTCCCCGAGTTGACGCTGTGTTAGGCTTAGGGCCGCACGTCTTCGTCTTAATTCTGTAGGTGTCATAGGTCCCTCCCAACGGTTCTAAGTTCGAACTGCCATTCTGGATTACAAACCGTGCATTCTTTTAACACGCGTGCCCCTTCTGTATCGGTTAGAAGAGAAGCATAGATAAGATTACCCACTTGCTTGCAGTTCTTCAGATCCATTGCTTTGAATCGTTTTTGCTTTCCAAATTTACCGTATAGTATCATCATAACCCTAACTCCTTTTTTGCTCCGGCTAATCTACTAATTCCCCTTCCGCGTTGATTCCCTTTTTCCGTATCCAGCAGTCGAAAAAGATATCGAACTGACCCACGGAAGGAATTGAAAAGAGGAAATCGACATCTTTTGGTAGAAGCTTAACAACGTCTTGCGGCTTGTCGGTTTGATGCGAATGAAAACCGGCCTCATACGAATCTTGGTTAAACTTCTCAAACCCGCGGGCTGTCCAGTCTACTCCCAAGGTGTCGGCATGTCGGACCTTATTCAGTAGTGCACCCTCGTAAAGGTCAAGGTCATCCTTGAGGCAATCCCCGCAAAATAATTCACAATCATTTAGAATCATGTAGTAACCTTTCCAACCATACGAATCCGGCGAAGTGCGAACCGCCTTACCGCAGTCGCAGATAGTCCACTCATCGGACCATTCAATCCCATAACCCGCTTTTTCTAAGATCGAAGCCAATTCAGGAGGGAATTTATTCCAATTGGCAAACAATATACCTTTGTCCGGGTTAGTGTAACCCGGTTCTCCATAACTAGAGGCAGATTCCATTTGATCTATTTCAAGGTTAACGTCTCTCTCTAATTGACGCAAGTAATCCGCCCTATCGAAACCAGATCCACCGTCATTAACGTACCCTTTACCCTCTACGAAAGCCCCATAACAATGAGGCTTATGATGACCGTGTATCATCGAATTCTTTGCCGCTTTCAATATGGTCTCTAGTCTCATAACACCCCCGTCTTAAAGACAAACACCCATGAGTGTTTAAGTTCTCCGCCAACGAAATCGTCAGTCCAGCCTAGCTTCTCGCAAAGCTTGGATGCGACTATCCAAGCGCAAGGAAATCCGCCTGACTTTCTTGCGAGTGCTTCGCAGTGTCGTGATAAGGTAAGACTGCCGGCGTCGCACCTTGCCGTATACCGTGCAGGTCTGTTGGACGTAGGTCCGTGATATTTGACTTCGATTGCTTGCATGATTTACTCCTTTCCATTGCCACGTGCCGTTAACTTGCCATCCTGATATAACAAGGCATGGGTCCCCCGTTTAAGATCAAGCCAAAAACGATAAGCTTCACCGGGAGTCTCAAACGTCGCGACTAGCCATTGTTTACGTCGATAAAATTCAACACGATTTAAGTCTCTCTCTGTACCGTTTAAAAGATCCGAGCGTTTCATATAACTACCCTTCTGTACTGTACTACCCATGCATGTATACTACGTATACATGCATGTACTGTACTTAGACATACTGTTTGAAGAAACCGAGCTATTAACCGAACGCTAGAGATTGACTGAAAGCAAGACACTGTTGACAGGCAATCTATACTTTGATCGTAAGATAACATTTCCGCGCCTACTTTTTGAATCTCGCTCCATAGTCCGGATTAGCCGCTTTCAAGGTTTCGTATGATTTGAGTAGTTCCGTCCGGTGCTCACTGTTATGGCTATCCGCCATATACCACGCTTTGAAAGCTTGAGATACTTCGTCTTGGTTGTACTGACAAACTTCTAGTTCACGGATTGGTTCAATGTCTTGCGGTTCGTAGTCCGGATTACACGCTAAGACTGTAAAATCATATGCTCCGATGAAATGCTTGACTCGAACTGAGAAACATGCTGGACCCTCACTTGCGGTGATGCAGACCCCTTTGGTCCCGTTGCGATTCTTGATCCATATCTCCGGGACGCCATTCGGCCATAAGACTACTTGGGCGTCTTCGCCGAATAGCCTAGCAGGGTTGTCGAATAGCTCTTGATACTTCTTCTTTGTGCGTTTTTGTCTTGCCATTGTTACCTCCTGGTTATTTCTTTGTGAACGTACCGGATCGAGTCCAGCGGCAATGAAAGCTTGCCTGCTATCTCCCATATATTGCACCCGGTGTGCTGTTCACGTTGATAGACTCCGTTCCGCTTCACGTCAACAGTATATAAGTAATAATGTCCTGGCATGGTTGGTCTACCTTTCCTCATTGAAATAGGCTTCCGCCGTATCGTTACTATTTTCGTTTAAAGCTTTTTCCCATGCCTTCCGGAAGTATTCACTACCGGGTCTCATGGATCTACCGGTCTTAGTGAATAAGCATTCCACTCCGTCGGACATAGCATGCTCTTTACCGGACCAAGTATCTCGCACGGCGTAGTATGAAAAATACTCAATAACTCTAAAACGGTATGCTCTTGCCATTCTTTACTCCTTTTCTGTTTGCTTAGGCTTTATGTTAGGGCAACCACGTTCATGCGCCGGGATTCCGCAGATAACGAGACTTTCACATTGCGAGCATTGTACATGGACGATGCCGCTGCGGATATAGGTCTTATCAAAGCCTTCACTTATTAAACTGTTGGCTATTGTTTTATTATTTTTCATTTTCATATCTCCTAACTAGTACCCTCTATAAGGCGAAGAGGCTTACCCTCTTCACCCTAACAAGGCACTAGACCAAAGCGTCGGCGTAGTCCAGAGCTAGAGCCATTCCCTTGCTCTTGACAGCTGCGCCCGTACCGAACCACGCATTAGACAGACGGTTGTCAGCGTTGCGACCGTGAGTATGATCGATGTAGCGAGTTACTCCGTTAAACATTCCCCAGGCCGTCTTATTTGCGATGCCAGCTTGCTCCGTCTTAATGTCGTGCAGTAGGTGCTTAACAGGTCTGTTAGCATCCTTTTCTACGAGGGTGCAAAACTCTCTTGACGCGCTATCATTCTCTGTTAGAAGACGGACGAATTGCTTACGAGCCATTGCATCCATTTCCTTAGTAATGTCGGTGTGAGTAATTGCGCTTGCGGCACTGTTAAACAGATCCGTGTTAACTAACTCCGTGGCGTATGCTTCGGAGATTGGACGATTGATCGATGTAAGATCGATAGCGGTGAGCGTTATCACTTGTTTCTGATAGTCTTCAAACCCTAGGATTGAATGAGCGACAAAATCCTTAGCTCTCTTGCCATTGAAGTCACTCCGGTGTGATTGCTTGAATGCTCCTTCCAAGCTTGTCAGCGCTGCGGAGAGAGTATTATAGCAGACTACTCTTATATACGTCGGCTTGATTGAAGTAACCATACTTCGGTCGTGAGCGGTAGCAATCAAAGCATATAGTTCTTGTTTGTCGCCGTTGATCGAGAAACCCCGATCAATCTTTGCGAGTATCCAAACAATCTTGCCACCACGGAGAGTGCCCGCTGTCTCAATCTTCATGTTTCCAGCGTCACAGAAGGATTTAAAGGTTTCCCATAGCTTAGCGTTTTGATGGGGTTCGTATTGATCCGTTGCTATGCCTAGCTCTGCATGGTTGTCACTTCGAACCAATGCTTTATATTGGCTGTCAAATTCGAAACGCTCACCTTGCGATTCAAACCGGAACGACATGCCTAGCTTACATACTTGCCAGTCTAAGCACCGAGGGAGAGAGTCAATCGAGTCAACTGATTCACCTAAGCCATGCCAAGGTGCAGCACCCACGTAGACCATATCATCGTTACTGTACAGTTCATGCGACATAGTGATTTTATCCTTTCACATTATTCGCGACTTGCTACATTACTTTGCTTTGCGGATTAAACAGAATCCTTGATCGGAGTACAATGGTTCGAACTTACTTCCAGTTGCGTTTTCTTCGATCTTTGCAATATGCCTTGCTAGATCGAAGTATGAAGCCTTTGTCACTGCATACGGAGTAAACACGGCTAATACTTCAGTATGCTCTGCTGTGATTCTAGCCTTTGCTTCCAGGTCTGTTTTGATCTTTGTTGCTGTTGGCATTACAATTACTCCTTAACGATAGTGCAGACTTCATCCGCAATCTTATACCGGTCAAGTAAGATTTGCAAACCACGCCTATCACCGAGCGCGATTGCTAGTCTTACTTGCTTGAGGTATTCGCTTGTCTTCATTTTATTTGCTCCTTTCAGTTTTGTGTTGATTCGAACTTGATAGTAAGCTTAGCATCTTACATGCCATAAGGTTATATGACATTTTGGCTTATCATGTCGTAACCAGTGACTATTTGGCAGACGAACAAAAAGAGAAATGTCAGCGGGGCTTACATAAGTGTCAAGCGCTTGGACATTTACGTCACTTCACTGGCAACTATGCGACAACACAAGGCTTTGTGCTGTCAATAATAGGTCTATCGTTGTCACCGGGGTTACGCTCGATCCACTAAAGTAAAGAACGTTTACATATAATCTAGCGAAATCGTTAGCTTATATTACACGCCCAAGCCGACCGGGCTTTGCTCTCTTCATCCCCTAGTTATAAATTATCAGCAATATCACGGGATTCGAGACCGGGGCTTAGGTACGGGGCACCGGGGGATGGGAAGGGTGGATACCTGGGCTAGTGGCGTTTACCGCATGTCAAAAATAAAAAGAGAAAAATATTTTTTTCTTCAACATTTCCAGACCCTTCACCACTTTTCCGGCCTAAACTTTCTGGTCAAAACTCGGCGGTTGGCATACTTATATTGAAGGGGTACGTCCATGATGAAGCCGCCGCGTGTAGTAAGGCATAGAAAGAGGGGTAAGAAGCTTACTCGACAAGAGAAAGCCGAATTGTTCGCGCTCCGCGACATGGGAAACAGCAAGTACGCGATTGAGAAGCGAACCGGGATGAGCGGACACACCATCGACAAGTATCTCGCCAATCGGGAAGCCTACACGGACCCGCGCATGGAACAGAAAATTCAGCAGATCAAAGAAAAAGAGATTTGGGATTTAACAGTGCTGAACGTGCGGGCCAAGGACCGCCTTCACGATCTAGCCGCGACGATGAACCCAATCGAATCAATCGCTCTCATGGATCGCTCTTTTCAACAGCTACGATTACTTGAGGGAAAGAGCACGGCGAATGTCGCAACCCTGACGAAGATCATCATGGAAGCCCACGAAGAAGAGTCGAAATTCGAAAAGTAAAATGGCTTCAGCCGGTGATAAGATCAAAGTGCTTTCGAATCATTGGGCACGACCGGACGCTATCGGCTACGTTGTCGAAAATATCAAGTGCGATGAGCTTGTCCCTCCGGTCAACCGTGTGCTTGTGAAGTTCGTTAAGTCGGGCGTGGGTCTCTCAGAATATTACCTGTATCTTGACGACCACGAATTCAAAATTATCAAGTCCGTCGAAAATGCAAAAAAGTTTTAAAAAGGAAAATCATGGCAAACGTAGTTGGACAAAACGTAATCGTACTTGACACAGCAGCCGCCACGGTAGTCACTCATCGTCGCTTGGCCGTCACCGCTATTCGGTGGGTCGGCGCTACCACCATCGGCGATGCGGCTGTGCTTACAGACAAGAACGGTAACGCTATTTGGGAAGACACACTGCTTGATGAGGGTACGGTGAACAATGCTTTTTTTCCACTCTCTCCGCCGACTATGTTCAATCCCCCGCTTCCGGTCAACGGACTTATCATCCCTACCCTCGGACACGGCAAGCTCTATGTCTATTGCGCCGATTAATGAAGTCACCCGCACCCCGCCCCTGTTTCAGTACAAAGATTTTCTGCTAAGGCCCTTTTTCGAAGACGGCCATTTATTTTGGGGCCTGCGCCATTCGGACGGCGGGGAAGTGTCGGACGACGAACGGGCAGAGCTTACAGAGGTCTGCAAGTTTATTTCGATGGGGGCTCAAGGTAATGCCTAAGTCCGAGCAAGCCAGTATAATCCTTACTTGGGCTAAGGATATTCCTAAGTTCGTTAAGGATGTTTTCGGCATTGACCCTTCCGCACAGCAGAAAGCCTACCTCATAGAGTTGTGCGAAATGGTCTGGGCGAAGATTAAGGTTTACAAGTGGAACGCGACGGGCAAGCTTATAGACGGATTCCCTGTCACTGAACGCGAGCAGATTTTAAACCGCAAGTTTGGTACAAGCGTGATGAGTGGTGTTGGGACTGGCAAAGGTGCTTCCGCTTCGTGGGTGATAATTTGGTTCCTTACTTGTTTTCCTTTCGCGAAGATCGCTGTTACGTCGCCGTCAGCTAAGCAGTTGCAGATTACTTTGTGGGCGGAGTTGGCGAAGTGGCATCAACGTTCGAAGCTTAAGGACTGGTTCACTTGGCAGACTGATAAGTTCTATTTCAATGAAGCGTTGGGTCAACAGTGGTTCGCCGTCACACGCACCGCGAACACGAGGAACAGCGCGGAAGAACAAGCAGAGACGTTGGCCGGACTGCACGAAGATTATCTCCTTATCATCGGTGATGAAGCGTCCGGTATTCCGGACCCCGTGTTTCGTCCCCTTGAGTCTACCCTTACACGAATGTGTAACCTTTGCCTCCTGTTCTTTAATCCGACGCGGGCTAAGGGCTTTGCATATGACACGCACAACCGCGACCGGGAAAACTGGATGGCTTATCGGTGGAACGCGGAAGAGTCCGAGATAGTTACGAAGGATTCTGTTGAGCGGTTGGAGAAAAAATACGGAAGAGAAAGTAACACCTTTCGTATTCGAGTTCTTGGCTTGCCCCCTCTCTCAGGGGAGAACACGGTCATTCCGTGGGAATGGATTATTGATGCCGTAGATCGTGAGATGGAAGTCGTGTCCGACGATCCAACAATATATTCGCTGGACGTTGGCGCGGGGGGAGATGAAAGCTGTCTCCTACATAGAACAGGGCCTCTTGTAGCTCCGCTGCAAGTGGCGGGCTATTCAGAGTCGAACGCGTTGATTGAGTGGGCATCTCGCGAGATCCTCGCGAATGACCCTGCGCCGAAAGCGTTGCTGCTAGATTCTATCGGCGTCGGGTGGGGTATTGAGGGCGGACTGAGGAAACGACTTGAAGCCGCGAAGATTGATGTTTACGGGATCAACGTTGCGAACACTGCTTTTAATGCTCACCGGTTCTACCGGCTTCGTGACGAACTTTGGTGGCGAACACGAACGTCTTTCGAAAAAGGGTTCCTGTCCATTCCGGACGACCCGTTGCTTCACGGGGATCTTAACGCCCCTCGTTACGAGGAAGTGACCGGAAAAATCAAGATCGAGACGAAGAAGGAAATGAAGCGTCGGGGTGTTGATTCGCCCAATAGAGCAGATTCTTTGATTCAGACTGAAATGTGGGGACCGGATCTAATCCGGAAAATGTTCAACAAGAGCGTCAAGCAAACTAAGGGTAAGAAATCTAAGACTAGTTGGAAAACCGCATAATGCCTTACGAAGCCGATCCAGAAAAAGAAGCGAAAAGCGCAAAAGAGAAAGAGGAGCTTCTAGTTAAGCTAGACGGCTACTTTTCCTATGCGCTGGACCATCCCTCATGGATCGATGCTCGTAAGGAGATGATCCGCTGTTTTCAGTATTGCGAGGGTAATCAGTGGACCAAAGAAGAGTTGGCGATTCTTGAGGAGCGTGGACAGCCCCCTACGGTGAACAACCAGGTGTCGGTTACAGTCTCTACTTTAATGGGGCAACTTACCGAGCAGCAATACAGGATTGGATTTCGGGGCCGTAATGACGCGGAAGACAAGGCGGGGGCCGATGCTCTCACCGATGTCTTTCTTTACGTTCGTCAATCGAACGATCTTGAATTCGAGGAAACGGATATGGCCGCCGACGGGTTCACGTCCGGGGCCGGTGTTTTGGCTGTTCGTGTTGAATTCGATGACCTGTATCAGCCGGAAATCAAGATTCAGCACGAAGACGTGTTGTCGGTTTATCCGGACCCCGATTCACGGCGCTACGATTGGAACGAAGATGCAAACTTTGTCGCCACGGCAAAATGGTTTCCGCTTGAAGATGTAGTCGCAAAATACCCCAAGGCCAAGGCAGAGCTTGAAGGGCTTGTGTCCGACGAACAGACGGGCATGGGGTCACAGATTAGCTCGGTTGATGCATTTAAGAATGCAAATTATGTGGACTGCGAGCGGCGCAAGATTCGTCTTGTCACGATGGAGTATAAGAAGCCGGTTCGCGAGTGCATCTATCTCATAGACGGTCAGACCGTACAGGAAGAAGAAGGCAAGGAATTAGTCAAGGATCTTGAAGAGGGCGTTGATTACGAGAAGATTGAACGCCTCAAGAAAAAGCTTTGTACCGCGGTTTTTACTTCGCGGATTCTGCTTGAGCACAAGGTCACACGAAACAAGTATTATTCGCTGATTCCTTATTGGGTGTATCGAAAGAAAAACGGGGCTCCTTATGGCCCTATCTCTCTCGCGTTGACGATGCAGGACGCTATCAATAAGAGAGAGTCGAAAGCCTTACACTTGTTGAATTCGAATCAGACTATCGCGGAGCGTGGGGCTATTACCGATAAGGATCTATACCAAGAAGAGATCCATAAGCCGGACGGAGTTGCGACTGTTGAAGATGGGGCTTTAGCTCAAGAAAAAATTCTTCTACGCAATAACCTTGAGTTGGCACAATCACAGTTTGCCATGCACGGGGCTTCGAAAGAAGACTATTATCGGATTACTGGCGTCGATCCTCGTATCGCGCAGAACACCCAAGAGATCCGTTCAGCCGCAGGGCTTAAGCGCAAGTTTTCGGAGTCGAACAAGCCCGTAGCGCGGCTCTTTTCAAACCTTCGTCGCACACGAAAGATCACCGGGCGAGTAGTGCTTGAGCGGGTGCAGAATTATTTTACCAAAGAAAAGACTTTGTTGATTACGGACAGTGAAGAGAAGTCGAGGGTTGTAAATCTCACGGTCCCTTTGCTGCAAAAGATTAAGTCCGCGCAATATGACGTTGTTGCGTCCGATTTTGCGGACACCGAAACACTCCAGCAGGAGCAGTGGGCGTTGTTGTTGCAGTATGTTCCACAGCTTCAGCAGCTTGGGCCGTTTTGGATGAAAAAGATGATTCTCATGAGCGACCTTCGGGACAAGAACGAGTTTGCGAAGGAGATCGAGGAGCAGGGTAAGCCGCCTCCGACGGAGCCTAAGATTTCGATCAACGCGACAATCGATCAATTACCCCCGATGGAGCGGGCTTTCTATTACGACAAGATGGGGGCTCCGCAGGTCGCGCAGTGGGTGCGAGAAAATGCACCGGAAACGACCCAGGAGCTTAAGAGTAAGACGGAGATCGAGAAAGAGCTAATAAAGAAGCAGGTTCCTGAATCGCAAGATCAATCGCAGGTCGAGGTAGAAAGACAGAAGGGCGAGAACGAAAAGATTAAGGGTCAAGTGGCGCAGATGAAGGGCCAGGTTGATTTGCAGAAGGGCCAGCTTGCATTGGAAAAAGGCCGGATGGATATCCAGAAGGAAGTTATCAAGGCCGCTGCCCCTGAAAAAACTAAAAACGAGGAGTCCGAAGAATGATTGTTATTGCTTTAATTGTCTGGATGTCGCTTGGGGTTTTAGAAGTTGAGCGGAAGCCTTTTAACGACGCGGCTTCGTGTGTGGAGTACGGGCGGACTAAGGTTGCTGCTTTAGAGCTTGACCCGAAGACCGACGAAGTTTTGTTTGGCGCGTGTATTCCTTCTAAGGCGGAGCAGATACGCGATTTGTAACCGAAGTGGACCCGCTTCAGTCCGTGTGCCTTACAGCATTGGGCGTAATCTTATCTAGTATGGACGCCTCTGACGTTTGGATTCTTTCTAGCGTAGTGATTTTCGCGAACGTATATGATTGGGCAGTAGGAAAAATAATATGTGGCAAGCTTTAGTTGGTCCGGTCGCCGGACTGCTTGATACCGTCCTTAAGCGGGTGTTGCCCCCGGAGAAGATGAGCGAAGCGGAGCGGGCGCATATCGAAGCAGAACTTAAGCTTGCGGTAATGCAGTTCGATTGGCAATCGGTTCTCGGCCAGCTTGAAATCAATAAGGAAGAAGCTAAACACGCGAGTATCTTTGTGGCCGGGTGGCGTCCGGCGTGCGGTTGGGTTGGGGCAACCGGGCTTGCCTATCATTTTGTGATTCAGCCCTTGGTGGTTTTTCTAGTGACGATGTTCGAATGGGAAGTGCCCCCACTACCGGTTTTTGACATGGATACTCTCACCACGTTGCTTTTCGGCATGCTCGGGTTAGGCGGACTTCGGACCTTTGAAAAGTTTAAGGGGGTTAGTTCATGAGTCGGGAATTTAGAGCGGACTTCGACAAGATTCGAGATCCACAGACTATCACTCAAGAGAACATCAAAATGTTCAAGGAACAAGGGCTTGATATTCACCACCATGAAGTCGAGCGGCTTGACGATGATCCGGGGATTAAGAAGCGGGTGTACCGGGTGAAGAACACAAAATATTTCGGACCGTGGAGTAAGAGATCATGAACAAATCGGTTTGGATTCTGTTCGGACTTAGTGCGCTGCTTGCCGCTTATGATATTTATGCCGTGGTGAATAGCAGGCCGGGTGATACGATTTCGGAAGTTATTGGTTTCTTCAATCGCTATCCGGTTGTGCCGTTTTTCGCCGGGATCGTGTGCGGGCATCTTTTTTGGACAAGGGGTTAACCATGATGACAATTATTTTCAGTGTCGCTGTCGGCATTTTGTTAGCGGCCCTTTATCCTGCGGTGGCCGCTGTAGCGTCGAAGCTTTGGTCGAGGTTTTTATCGTGGATAGGGTGATTCTGCTTTACGGTATCGAGACGATTCCGGGCGGCTCTGAGGAGCGTAATTGGCCGTCGCGTCTTGAGGCAATTTGGGACGACCAAAAACAGCCTTTCGCGGCGTATAGCTGGCAATGGTCCGGGTTGTTCTGGAAGTATGCCGTAGGCGTGTTCACTTGGTTGCCGTGGTATCGCCGGACAATCAACAAATCCGTGGTTGAGAATCTCCGATCCTTCGAACTGTTTATTGAAGGCGTCACCGGGAAAGACGAATCACTTTCTATCGTCGCGCATTCTTATGCGGGCACCCTTGTTCAAGCTGCGCTTGAAGCGGGGATGCATTTCAAGCGGATTATTCTGCTTGCGACTACGATGGATGAAAAGTTTGATTGGTCAAAATACTCGGGCCAGTTTGATAGCGTGTTGGTTTATTGGTCAGACGCGGACAAGGTTGTTAGTCAGTCTACTTATGGCCGGCAAGGGCTTGTTGGTCCGACGAAACTCCATTCTCGGGTTGTCGGGCGCTACTTTGCAAATATGGGTCATTTCGATTGGATCAAGCCGGTGTCGCTCAAGCTCTTTTCAAAAGAGTGGGCATCGTTTTTAACATAGCTCGGGGGCCGCATACGGGGAGCCTACCTATAGGGGCGATGATCCGTATTACCCCCGGCAAAACATGACATAGAGCCCTTGCAGCTTATGCGGGGGTACAGTTTTCGCCTCTTCCATTCTTGGGCGGAGTAATCCGTTAGGAGGCGAGTTTCCCATCTCAGTTTAACGTGACGGCCCGATAACAAGTTTGGCTTGTTCTTTCGGCCTTCCCACAAACAATCCTGAAGGGAGTTTTACCAATGGCAGATAAAGAGAGCGGGAGCCCCACGGCTCCACGCACGAGTTTAGATTCGATTTTTTCAGCAGGGCCGAAACCCGTCACTGAAGAGAAAGAAGAGACCCCTAAGAAAAAGGCAAAGGATTCTGATTCGAAAAAGGATTCCGATTCGGAAAAGGCTGAAAAAAAGCCGTCCCCCGATAAGGAAAAGAAAGCCGATAAAAAGGCGGACCCTGAAAAAAAGGATCAGAAAAAACCAGTCGATTCTAAGGAGTCGGAGTCCGACGACGATGCGGAAAAGAAGCCGTCGCCCGATTCTGAAAACAAAGAAGACAAAGCCAAGGATGACCCTTGGGAGTCTGAAGAAAATCCGTACAAAAAACGGTATTCCGATACGCGAGACTACGCCACCACGGTACAGCAACGTTTTGCAGATCAGGGTAGGGAGTTTGAGTCGATCAAGCACCAACTCGAAGTGATGAGCAAAAAGCAAGACGGCACTTGGACGGAAGAAGACGAGCGTAAAGAGACGGTGCAGCCGGAAGATGTCGCCAGGACGGCATTGAGAGCGGGGAAAGCCTTAGCGGCTCGTGAGTCAGCTTATGAATCGCTAGGCAGAGAACAGGTAGACGGGCTCCTTGGGGAGTTTCATCAACTGTTCGGTCAGAATGAGATGATTCAAAACGCGGTCATGAACGCTGATAACCCTGTCCTGACGGCTTTTCGTATTTTGAACCGACACAAGTTTGAAGGGAAATACGGAGATACACCGGAAAAGATCCACGCTTCAATTAGTAAGGAAGTGAAGGATTCTCTTGAGAAAGAAATCCGGAAACAGATTCTTGAGGAAATTCGTGAAGGCAAGAAACTAAAAGATGAGAACGTCGAGGGTATGTCTTCTTCTCGCGGCAGTAGTGGAAGTGACGGGCCAAAGGCCGGACCGAAAGTCACCCCACTGAAGAAGCTGTTCGGTTAATTCAAAACTAGGAGACTAAATCAGTGAGTTACATTGAAGTTCTAACAGGCCACGGGCTAACCGTCGAACAATGGGAAGAGTCTATCTTCTCTGAGTATATCGGCCAGCTTGCGTGGAAGCATTTCATGGGCACGGGCTCTGATATGCCTATTCAAGTTAAGGAAGACCTTACCAAGTCGGACGGCGATGCTATCACCGTCGGTATTCGAGGACGATTGGTTGGCGGACGCGTTGACGGCAACGCAAAGGGCATCGGTAATGAAGGCACCGTGTCCTTTTTCAGTCAAAGAATCACTATCGACAATTACCGTCGGCTAGTGAAGATCGAAAACATTCCTATGTCTCAAAAGCGCGTCAAATTTGACGTGTTGGAACAGGCGAAGGAAGCCCTTCAGGATGAGGGCCGGGTTGACCTGGACGACGATATTACTATCGCGTTGTCCGACACTTCCTCGGGGCGTGTTCGTGGTCGTTACCTGTACGGCGTACTTGATAGCAACTGGAATGCCACCCATGCGACGGCGATGGCTAATGTCGATTCAACCAACGATATGTTGACAACCGGCATGATCGAAGTTGCCAAGCGTAAAGCTATTATCCCCGTTGTGGCACTTGCTAAGATTCGTCCGATGCGAGTGAAGAACGGAAAGCACTACGAGGAATGGTTTTCCTTCCAAGGTCATACCTACTCGGTTCGTGATTTGACCCGCTTCGATGCTTCGTGGAGAAATGCTCACTTGAACATTCCCCCCCAGGCTAACAGCGAGTCGCCTTTGTTCAGCGGTAGCCGCTTCAAAGGTGCTTGGGACGGTGTTCTTGTGTACGAGTATGATCGCCTTTTGATTGAAGCAAGCGCGGGTGCGAGTAGCATCAACGTTTCGCACAACATGCTTTTGGGGGCGCAAGCCGCTGCGGTGTGTTGGGGTCAACGCTCGAAGTTTGGAGAAGAAGAAAGCGATGTCCAGCATGACCGGACTTACGAAATTCACGAAATTCGTGGAATTCAAAAGCTCGTTTTTGACCGATCCACTCCGGAAGACAACGGTATTGTCCATGTGTTTGCCTCCGCTGTTGCAGACCAATAGTCGATAAGGGAAGGAGAATAAAAGCATGGCTCTTACGGCGGTTGTTCCTACAGGGGTTAGTGGCGGCAAGGCCCTTCCACTTGAAGTGGTGGGCTCGATGCTTCCGGTGATTCCTTTCAAAGCAGTACCGGCAAATGACACGTCGATGACATTGACCTTTCCACAGTTGAAGGACATTCATGGTTGGGTCATTCAGATCAGCGATAGCACGGGTGCAATTCTCGGCGGTGATTCCAACGGCGCTCTTGGTGCCGTGGTCACTGCTTCGGGAAACGTCCTGACAATTGCGGATGGAACCGATATGGACATTTCGGGGCATACAGGCGGGGTTATTTATGGCTTCGTTTGGGGAACTGCAAAACTCTAGTCAAGTAGGGGGGGCCTTCGGCCCCCCTGAATAATTCGGCTCTGTCTCATTGGGTAGAAGGGCGCGAAAAGGAAAATAAGTCAGATGGCTAACATTAACAACAAGCGAGAATGGTTTCTTCAGTTGATCGATACTCGCAAAAAGAAACCTGTCAATGATGACAGTGGGCAGTTTCAGGTTTATACCGCAGGTTCCGCTACTCGGCAAGCAATTTATAATGCTTCCGGTACGCTGTTGACCCAAAGTTTAGGTCAAGGCGGGGCGGGCTTTGTGTCGCGCACTATGACGGACGGACAGTTGAGTTTCTATACGAACCTTAGTTGTTCTACCGTTGACATTTCGGTGCTTACCTTGAGTGGACGTGCCTATTTCTTGAAGGCCGTAAAAGCTTCACAGCATCGCGTTGACGTTGATCCTGAACGAGATAGTTTTACCCTCGTTACCCCGATTAACGACGTTGCTTCAAGCACCACGCTCCGAAGTACGGGCTTCACTGCACGTAAGGGCATGATTATCGATGACGTGTTTCTCAAAGTTACCGGAACATTTCTCGGCGCTGCTACGGGCAACAACATGTACAACATCGGTGTGGCCGGTGATAGTGATGCGCTTGTCAGAAACATGAACTTGAGTGCGACGGGATACAAGCAGATTCTTGTTCATTCCAGCACGGGCAAGATTTTCGCAACTCAGTTTGCCGGGGTTCAGTTGGCAAATTGGGATACCATGTCGATCCAAACAGCGGGCGGTTGGTTTAGCCGCAAACGTTATTTTGTCCCTACCGCAACTGTGTTGAGCTTTGCGCGGGCAGTGGCGTTGACGGCTTCTTTCACCGGCACAAAGGCTGAAACCGGAAAAGCTTATTTGTTTTTTCAGTATAAGCTTGATCCAACGGCGGCGGCTATCGTCACCGACTAGACCTTTAATAACTTTCTGAAGGGGGGAGTTATGAGAGTAGACAGCAAAATGGGGCGGCAGCTTGCCGCCCCTATTCATAAGAGAGAATACGAAAGAAAGCTTGTCAGTGGGGAGTATGTGAGGGAGCCCACCGACTGTATTTGTGGGGATGACAGCGCTAATGATTTTGTAATTGCGGAAACTGACCGTGCGGGGATGACACACCGTATGGTGCTTTGCAAGGCTTGTGCGTTGATGCGGGCCAATCCCCGGTTGACGAAAGAGTCTTATCGCCAGTTTTATAATAACGAGTACCGTTACATTTACGCGCAAAGGGGCGGAGCCCAAACCGTCGAGGATGAATTTCAGGGCAAGGTTAAAATAGGCGAGGGGATGCAGGAATGGCTTGATGAAATGGATATTCCGTCCCCGAAGGTCGTTATCGATTTCGGTTGTTACGTTGGGGGGTTTGTACGAGCCTTTGAGAATGCGGGCGCAGAGGCTTACGGGGTCGAGTGGGACCTTGAAGCGGTGGAGTTTGCGCGGGGCAAGGGGTTGAACATAGTTACCTCTGTGCAGGAGTTGAAAGACCGGGGCATTAAAGCAGACCTTATAATACTTCACGATGCTATCGAGCATCTTACGGACCTGCATACAGTTGAGGAGTTAGGTAAGCTTCTAACCCCGGAAGGGTTTCTGTACGTTTATACACCGGGATTTTTCAGAAACAACGTCAACAGTTATTTCCAGGTCGCTCATACCTATCAGTTTTGTGCTCGTTCGCTAGAATACGTAATGGACCGATTAGGGTTTGAAGAGTATTACAGCGACGAAGAGATTTTATCTTTGTGGCAGTATCGCGGGGCGGAGTTTCGGTTGCGTCCCTTGACAAAGCCTACCGAGTGGTCGGAGTTTATCATGGACCACTTGTTTAAGCCGGACGGCATACCGCGACGTTCTCCCCGATTCAGGGGCGTGTGTAAGTTTTCACCAAAGCTTTTATTTGCCAACATGAAAGCGAATCTGGCTTTGAAAGTGCCGGACATATCCGAGATTACGGGCACACAAAAAGGACCGGCTATGATTCTCGCGGGTGGTCCTTCGGTTGATGAGCAGATCGATAATATTAAATGGTTGAAGGGGTGTGGTTATCCGCTTATTGCAATCGCACGGATGTACCCTTGGTGCTTGGATCGTGGAATTATTCCGGATTACGTTTTAACGCTTGATTGCTCTGAAGAACAGGAGCCTTCTTTTGTAAACATGCAAGACGGCACGACCTTCCTAGCCGCGTCGGTTACACGTCCTTCCATACTTGAGAAGCTTAGTAAGTATTCTTGCTATATCTTCGATAGTCGCGAGTCGTCCAAGATTCGGGGCCTTCGTGCAGATAACGGATATACGACATGCACCGTTATCAATGCGGGCGGTTCAGTTGCAATCAATGGAATGTCGGTCGCTTTTAATCTTGGCTTCGATGAGCTTCATATGTTCGGCTTAGACCTTATGGCTAAGGACCGGGCTCAAACTCATGCTAAGGGGATAGCCGGTAAGAGTATAACGTTTAACTGGACGGAAGTGGAAGTTAAGGGGGAGACGATTCAGACCACCCCTTCCATGATCGATTTTGCCAATCAGGTTTTGGATATCGTGTCTATCGCACATGAGCAGGGGTTGTTGAAGAGTATCAAGTTTTACGGTGATTCCCTTGTTACTAGAATGTGGGACGGGGTTTGGCACGAAGAGGGGGGCAACAATGTTTTGCTTTCCTAATCACACGTTTGTAATTGCAGAGATAGGCATCAACCACAATGGCGATATGGATATCGCAAAGCGGCTTATTGACGCTGCAAAAGATGCGGGCTGTGATGCCGTCAAATTTCAAAAGCGGACCCCTGCGGAGAGTCTTCCACCCCATCTATGGGACGTGGAACGAGATACCCCGTGGGGTTTCCGTATGACCTATCTGGCGTATCGCGAGAAGATCGAATTCAGTTCGAAGCAATACGCGGAGTTGTTCGAGTACGCGGAGACTGCGGACATTACAATGTTCGCTTCGCCGTGGGACGTGAATGCGGCGCGGACCCTTCATATGATGGGAATGCCTTTGTTCAAGATCGCGTCTGCTTCGGTGACAAATTTGGACTTGGTTAGTGAGATCGCGAGATTTAGAAAGCCCGTTATCATGAGCACGGGAATGTGCTCTAAAAAGGATATTTGGTGTGCAATGAATATCCTTTATCCGAGGGCTCCTTTAGTCGGGTTATTGGTCTGCACTTCGACGTATCCCGCAAAGCCGGAAGACTTGAACCTGAATCGTATTTATACCTTGAGAGAAGAGTTTTTAGATTGCATGGTTGGATATTCC